GAAGCAACGGAGCAGGCTGCCTCCAAAGCAATGATTATCGGCCAAGGAACGCAAGCAAAGCCGGTTGTGGAAATGGGGGTGCAAGAAGCGATTCGAAGAGGAATTGAAACGCTTCCTTCTTCAATTGATAATATGAAAAAACTTGCGGATGAAATGATGTCTGGAGCTAAAAATTCATTTCAAGATCAAAAAGATAAATTAAAAGATTCAATATTGTTTCAAACAAATCAACAGCGATCTTTGCCAGATATTGGTTCTGCGGCTCAACAGGTTGATCAAACTCAATCCGCAAAATCGACAGAAACCACAACAACGGTTGTTCCAATTGAAATTGTAAATGTTTGTCCAAATTGCAACAAGGAGGCGGCAACAGAAATTGCCGTCAAAGTTGTGGATGGAAAGATTGCCGGAGTTGAAAAAGATCGCGCAATGCATGTTCACACTGGCGTTTCCGGGATATTATAAGCAATTATTTGATATTCTTGCATGCAATGGTTATTGAAGTTGTCATCTGAATTTCTGCGATTCGCAGGTAAATCAGTTGATTACAATCGTATTAAAAATATTGTTGAAGAGGCTTCAAAGTATAACATGCAACCATTCAAATCTTGGTTTCCTGCCGAATCAAATCGCGTCTATTTGACATTTAACAAATCATCAGATGAGAAATTTGATTCTAATGATTTGATGGTTATTGATTTTTTACAAAATTTAAGATTTTCTGTTGATTATAAATCTGGAATTGCAGTAAAGAATAGAAAAAAAATTAGAATTGGCAAATTGTTATCTGATTTGTTGGCAGTAAGCGTAAATCCGAGTGAAATTGATATTCTCAACCAGTTGAAAAATATTTTTGATAATTCAAAAACAAGATCTTTGTCAAAAAGAAAAAAACCATTATTAGTTGTTATTAGTCAAGATCCTCATGATATTGCTCAGATGAGTACAGGAAGAGGCTGGAAATCTTGTAACGAATTGGATACAACAGGAAAATATGATAATGGTATTTATCTTTGTGAAATAAAGTCAGGCGGATTGATAGCATATTTGATTGTAGATGATGATGTGGAAATAAAACGACCAATTTCCAGAATTTTAATAAGAAGATTTGTTAGCGAAGATGGTAAAAATATAGCCGTACCAGAGAAGAAAATTTATGGAACTCAGGTTAATGGTTTTTTAGAAATTGTTGAAGAATGGATTTCCGATCATCAAAAAATTATTCCTGATATTTATCATCTGTCAGGAATACCGCACAGCGATACTTTGCCAAAAAGTCATTTTGCTTTTGATAAAAATATTTCAATAGAAAATTTAACAAAAGCAATAACACATTATAATGGTAATTATAATCAAGGTAAATTAATTTCTGACTTGGTTTATAAAAATATCAATTCTATTTCTGATAATACTTTTTTCAATTTTATTGAAAAAATATTAAGTTATGAAGGTTTTGATTTTTTAAATTTTAATGATGATAGAACTGTTAAATTTTGTATTGAACACGATTGGGTTATGGATATTTTGTTGATTCTTGCTAAAAAATATCAAAATAGATTTTTAGAAAAAGTCAGAGGAACGAAAGTGGAACAAATATTAACAAGGTCAACAAATGATAAATATTCTTAAATTATCATCTGAATTTCTGCGCTTTGCTGCTGGAGATTATGAACCATTTCGTTCAAAAGTTGAACAACTCGGAAAATTAAATCCTCGACCGTTTAACTCTTGGTTTGAAGGAAAAGATCGCGTTTACCTTCCACTTCAAAAACAAGAATCTGAATTTGATGAAAATGATCAGGAGGTAATTTCTTTTTTGGAAAGACTTGGATATCGCGTTGATTATTTGAAAGGCAAAGTATTTAAAGATAATCAAGAGTTTTATATTAAAGCTTTATTAAAAAAACTCAGAGAGAATTTTTTAGAAAAAAGCAAAAATCCAAAAAGAACAAAATTATTTTTTTCCAACTTGATAAATATTTTTGATAACTCTTCCGTTAGAAACAAAGAAATACCAGAAAATCTTATTGTTGCAATTAGTCAAAATTCTCATGATATTGGAAAGATGAGCACAGAAAGACGGTGGGATTCTTGTATGACCTTAGATATACCAGGAAGCTCTGATAAAGGTTCAAAATGGGAACAAGTTTTTTGTGAAGTTCAAGATGGTGGATTTATCGCATATTTAATTGAAGATAACGATTTAGAAATTGAACATCCTGTTGCAAGAATTTTGATTCGAAGATTTATTAGTTATGATCAAAATTTAACAAACATTGCGGTTCCAGAAGAAAAAGTTTATGGAAATAATGTTCCTGGTTTTTTGGAAACTGTTAAAAGTTTTGTTAATAAACACCAACCAACAATTGCTACGGCATTTTATGAGATGTCCGGAGCTGATTGGAGTGATACTTTTAAGCTTACCGACCCCGATGATCATAAAAAAACATTCTATGTAAAATATAAAGATCTAAATGAATTAAGTGGGTTAGAATTACGTGATGAGATTTCGAAAATACTTAACAATATAATATCTGCTTCACATGAACAATTAGAACAAATTTCAAAAATATTTTATTCAAAATCCTATATAGGATCTGATTCTGATATTAATGATTTGTTTGATTTATTATTTGATTTCTTTGTTGTAAAGATGGTTTCAGACAATGAATATTTTGAATATCTTAATTTAAACGATCCAAGAACTGTAAATATTTTAGTAGATAGTGGTACATACTATACAACAAAAGTTGTATATGAAAGAATGACTTTTCATCAAAAAGAAGAAATTAAAAACACATTATTCTATAAAGAATTTATAAAACGATATAAAGAAGATCTGAAAAATTCAGATATTCTTTCAAGCAATGAAAACTTGAAAAAATCTTTGGAAATTTTACCGGAGAGTCGACTGATATCATTTTCCAAATTGGTTATATCAAAACTATTAGGGTATAAGGGTTTGGGCGGATATGCTGAACTCGATATTTTTATAGAGGATTTTATTCATATCTCTTTTTTAAGAGGAATTGCTTCTTTGCCATTTCTTTTCTTTTTCAAAAAAGAAATGTATCCAATATGGAAAAAACAATCAGAAGATGATAAAAACAGATCTTCGTTATTAATTTGGCTTAAATCGGCCGGATCTAGGGCGTCTTTTCTTTTACCAGAACTTAAAGAAGAAATTAATCAGCATTTAAAAACAGCATATGCAAGAAAAATACAATTTGTAATAGAGTGTATAGAGCAGAACGCACCGAACAAACCAGGATTTTATAACATAAGATAAATATGGCAACACCTCCTTCTCAACCAGATTTTTTATCCGCAGCAAATATTCTTCTTGGAGATAACGCTCCTCCTGCAAGATTTCTTGCGCCCAACCTTCCCGCAAACACAGGTCTTGGAACCCGACAGAGTTTAATTCAAAACGAACGACCCGCAACGAGCGGAAGAAAACTTATTCGTTGGCTTATTCCCGACGGACCAATTGTTGAAATGTATATTAATCCGCAAGGAATTTCTTATGGAAATGTAAAATCTATTTCTCAGGTTCGTACCAAAGGAGGATACAATTTTCAATATTGGGGTCCCGAACTTACAAAATTGAATATCACAGGAACAACTGGAACTTCTGGAATTGAAGGAATTAATGTTCTTGAAGATGTTTATAATGCAGAGCAACTTGCATTTGATCCTTATGCATTATATCTTGCTTCAAAAGTTCAACAAGAAACTTTTTCGGATGGAATATTTGGAGATTCCGCTTTATCAGCAGGAGACCAATTTGTTTCGTTTCTTGAAAATGGATCTCAGGCGGCTCTTCCGACTCAAATTAATAATTTTCCGAGCCTTGCTGCTTTGGCATTTGGAATTGAAATGTATTATTCTGGAAAAGTTTATCATGGATTTTTTACATCATTTGATGTAAGAGAAGATGTGAGCAATCTTGGAATGTTTGATTATACAATTGGATTTACAGCAACTCAGATTCGAGGATATCGCCAAAACTTTTTGGCATGGCATCGAAGTGCAACATCTGGTCCGAGCAATTCGGATCCAACACTTGGAACTCCGCATAGTTTTGGTTCTTTGGTTAGTAGTGGAAATGTGCCGAAGTCGAATTTTTAAATTAATTAGGTTGCAGTTTGCGTAGATATAGTGCGTTGTATGGAAAATTTTAAATGGGATACAAACAAACCAGAAGAAATTCTAAGAAAAGAATACAAAGAATGGTGTGATGAATGGCAGAAAGAAAATCCGGGAAAATTACTTCCCGGCACTTCGTGTTATGTGATGAGTAAACCTGAAGTTGTTGGACAATTTCCAATTCGAAATGATATTGAAATACTTCTGTATAAAGAAGATAAAAATATTGGTTGGACAATTGAAAACTATTATTCTGGCGCCGAAATTACAAAACCAGGAAGTCCAGAACCATTAACCAAAGAATCCGATTTGCAAGTGGGAGATGAAATTATTGTTCCAACTTTGTTTGGTAGTCACAATGGTACTGTTGAAAAAGATTCTTATGGGAAATTATATGCAAAAATTGGAGAAAGTTTAGTTGCAGATTTGTATTTTGGAACAGATGATAGAAAATGTTGGATAACACTTTCCACGATCAACGTGCGTGCTTTAAAAAATGTTAAATGAATAAGCACAAATCCAAACAAGAATATGATTTAGATCATTCTGTTTGTCCAAAGTGTGGTTGCTATACTTCACACTATAAAACTAATTTCGTATATATTTTTTCAAGGGTTCGTGAATTCAAAGATGAAAATTTAGTAAAATGCAATGTTTGCAGGTGGAACGGTATTGTTAACGATCTTCTTCCTGAACTTAAAAAAATAGAAAATAATTATTATTTTGAACATGAAGCTTGTCCTTCTTGTAAGAAAAAAGATAATTTAGTTCAAACTCTTGCAGGAATGCCATTTATTCCAGAATATGGAAAAATTTGGAAAGATACAAATAGTTGTGCGTGCAGTTGTGGTTGGTGCGGAATTGTTGATGATTTGGTAAAGGAATAAAAATGTGTCCTAGAATTGATAAACCTTACGAAAAAGAAATTAAAGAATATTATTCAAATCACCACACTTGTCCAAAATGTTTTCGTATGGCATGGTTCATTGATTGTTCTGCGTGTGAACCAATTGAAAAAACACTACAGGGAAATAATGATGCGTTTTGTCATTATTTAGACAAAGAAAAAGATCAAAGATGCGATTGGAAGGGAAAAGTTAAAGATCTTTTACCAGAAGATCAAGAAGCTCCGCCAACCGAAGAAGAATTAAAAGCGGCGGAATATCGTAGAAAACATATGAGATGTCCAAACTGTCGTGGTTTTGTGGTTAGATTGTTTCTAATTCCTTATGCAAGATCGAAAATGAAACCAGAAAATAAAAATTGCAAATGTCCGACTTGCGATTGGTGTTGTCAAGAAGAAGATCTTGTGGAGTATTAAATGAAAAATAAAAACGGGCTGCATAATAGAATTAAATCTGCTTGCGAAAAAGCTGCACCAGCAATATTACAAGCTTCAAAAGGATCCGAGGCATCTATTTATAATCTTCGTTTTGCTGTTGCTGATTTGATGGAAATCTTGTTAGAAGATGGATCTGTTGTTGATGCTTTAAAATATAAAGGGATAGTAATCATTAAAAATCTTGAGGTTGAAAAGTATGCGTAAAACAAAATTTATCAATTTATTTAAATATTATGAAGGAAAAATAATACAATTCTATAATAACAAAATTGAACCACGTATAGAAAATTTTTTATATTTTGGGAAAAAATATAATTCTATTGAAGAATATCAAAACGATCATCAAATTTGCCCAAATTGTTTTAGCGATAATTTGCAAAATTATGATGCGGATCGGAAAAGATATATTAAAATATCAAAATTTTATGAAGAATGTTTGTTTTGTGGTTGGAAAGGTTTGAACAAAGATCTTCTTCCAAATACTACAGTTGGAAAATCTGATAATTCAGATTTGAATGAACTTCTAAAGTTAATTACAGAAAAATATAAATGAAAACACTTACACTAATTAAAGTTGGAAATATAAATGTTCAGCCAACTTCATTCGATATGAATTCAATTTCAGATCTTTTAAATAAAGAAGGAATTGATAAAATAAAATCATTATATCCTAAAGATCAAATTAATATCGAATATTTTAACTTCGATGAATATGCTGAATTTCAAATACAATATAATGATCCAAAGTTTATATTCTCAGATATTGAAAAGCAAACCTGGTTTGATGTTTTCAAACAAATGGAAATGAATCAAATCTTTACAATTGTTGCGCCATATTGGATTGATTTGAAAATGAACGTTAAACAAATTTCTTATTGTAAACACTGTAATGTTCAAAATGAATATATGAAATTTAATCCGAATTGGATTTGTTTATCGTGTAAATTATAAATAAAAGTATAAAAAATACTTCTGAATTATTATTAAATATTGGCGTTAGTATGTTTATTATGATTCCAGTTATAACTTGAAAAATAACAGCCTCTAGTTTTGTATTTAACATATTCTTTTAAACAAAAAAATAAAACACAACGTTTTATCATTCTATCTGTAGCTGTTTGATTGTTGAAAAGAGTAGATTTTTACCTATGGTTTTTAATTTTTATATCGCATTAAACGATATAATTTCATAAATGGCTTTTTTAGACAATCTCGTTTCATCGCTCAATCAACAAACCGGAATCACGGGCGGAGAACCAAAAACTTTCGATTTTGATACTCTTGGTCCATTTGCGGCCAAAATTGATCGTTCTGCTCATCGGGCATATCTTGAAACCGGAGTTGTTGCTTCAAAACGTCCAAGAATTATTGAAGATATTTGGCAGCAGCCGGATATTACGATTGTTGTTAAGAAAAGACATTTTTGTTCGCTTGCAGAAAATTTTCGCCTCGATCTTTTAAATGAAGATGAAAAGCTTTATCTTAAAGCCATAAAACGTTTGGTTCAAAAGAAATGCGAATTAATCGCAAATTATGAAAGACTTTGCAAATTCAATTATCTTGCTCGACAAGGAATAACAAGTAATGCGTCGCTTCCAGTAATATTTAAATCAGTTGATTTTTTAAATCAAGCGAAACCTGGACTTATCAGCGGAGCAACACAATCAACGTTAGAACAAATTCGAAGCGTTTATGCTTTGTCCAATCCAAACTTTTTAACAACTTGGACAACCACAACATCAATTCCTTCCGAATTTGGAGATGGAACGGGAACATTTGAATTAACTCAGGTTTCAAATGCCTCCATGACCAATTCTATAAAATTTGGAGGAGGATCTGCTGATATTTCTTTTGAAGATCCATATCATTTAATGATTGTTTCAGAAGAAGATATTGAATCCGTTATCGCTGATGCAGCAAGCCTCTTTAGCTCGTCTTTCTTTAAACAAACGGAGGCAGAGCTTCGGAACACAATCGATTTGTTAAAACAAAATCTGGCACAATCTCGAATCGAAAGAAATGTTTCCCAAATCAAAATTATTATTGCCGATCATTCTCTGCTCTACAAACGAGTCAGGGCAATCATGGAAGAAGAAGGAAGAGAAATCAAGTTTACATTTGATGGAGGATTTCTTGGATTTGGATCTTCTGTTGCAGTTGATCCGATCGAAAAAGAAGGAAAGAACGCCTTAACAGATAATGAAGAAATATTATTTCAGCAAATAATTCAATCCATCAATATTCTTTTGGGATATCAGGAAACTTCCGAATCTCAAATTCAGGAATTCAATAAAAAATTAAATCCGGTTCGTCAAAGAATGATGATGGAATTTAACCAATTTCCGATCATTCAGCAAAACGATGAGGTTCATATATTTATATCTTCGAAAACTCAAATTGATGAAGCCGCAATTCAAGGATTCAACAATACATTTGCAAATAATTCCTTTTTAAGCAAAATTGACAATCTTGCAGGAAAAACCCAAGATTCTTTAAATGATCTTATTTCTTCTTTCAGCGGAAACAAAGATTCATTTATTGAACAAGAAAAAAATGCAATTGCGGGAGAAGACTTTCCATTATGGCTTTGGTATCTTGTGAGAAATGATTTTACGAGAGAAGCTGCGGGAGTGCATAAATTTGCAGGAATTGTTACTCAATCATCTCAAAGTTATTCGAATGGGGTTTATACGGTAAGAGTTTCAGCAAAATCTAATGCCGAATATTTTAATCTTGGACAAACAAATGTTAAACCGGCATTGGATGCATTTGACAGCTCGATCATGGATCCGTTGACTCCTTTTGATCTTGAATTTGATGCAGCAAGTGGTTTTTTGAAAGGAGAAATTCCACCGCTTCTTGAAGAAAACATTCGTTTGTTGGATTCTGGTCTGATAAGAAATAAATCAGGAAGAAAAATTGGCAATGTTATTACAAAAGAAAATTATCATAATCTTGAAATTGAAAACGTGGCTTCTGGGTTATTTAGAAGAAAATTTAACGATCCAAACGGATTAGTTTATAAATGGAAACGTGGAATTCAAACACAAACATTATTTGGACAACCATTTTCAAATTTAATGCGAAAAGAAACGGTTCCAGCGTTAACAAACGATCCATTTGCAGGACAAGATGTTGTTAATGTTCTTTCGCTATTAATTTGCGGACAACCTTATAACTTTGATACGTTTATTCGTTCCGCTTTATCTTCGGGTAATCTAACGAAAGATGAAGTTTTCAATAACACAATAACAAATTCATATTTTCGAAGTCTTTCCGGAGATCTTTCAAAAAATAATGCTCTTTGGGGAAATTTTGTTCCATTCAAAAAGCTTTCAATAAATGAAAGCGGTTATAACTTTCTTCGAAGCGGCGAGTTTGAACTGTCAACTTTAAATTCCAAATTAAACGATCTTCTTGCGCAAAGAGCAAAACGATTTGATGCATTAACATCTGTTCTTCCTCAATTTGCAAACAATCCGCAATTTTATAAAGATGGTTCTGCAATTTCAGATCTTCGTGGAATTGATATCAATTCCCTTGCTTTGATCGGACAAGATATTATCGATCTTGACTTTCAAATAGATCAACAAAGAAAAGCATTTCAAGAAAATCTTAAAAATTCAAATATTCGTGCAGAGGACGGTTCTTTAAGAATTATTGGTGACAATATTTTCTTTGATCCTACTGTTGCAGATCAGGGACAATCAAATGAAGAAAAAATTAAATTTCAAGAACAATTTAGAAAAAAACTCAATTCATTAACACAAAGAAGACTTTGGAAAGTAAAATCAAATACAGATCCAAATTTATTAATCATTGATGATTCTTATGATAAAAATTATGATATTCAAGCATTTGAAAAATCATTAACTTCGGGTTTATCTTCATTTAGAAGCACTTATACAAAAGTTGGCGAAAAAATTGAAGGAATAGCTTCAATGCTTGGTCTTGAGGTCTTCGCTGATACTCAGGGGCATATTCAAATTCGACCACCTCAATACAACCGAATTCCGTCAAGTGTTCTTGCAGAAATGCTTTTAAATAAAAAAAGAAAGGGAGTTCAGTTATTTCCACCTTTTCTTGAAAGTTTATTTTTTAATCAGGTTCAAGGGTTATCTGATCGTATTGAAATTATAGAAGATGAAATTCGATTAAGAGCTGCCGCGATTGGATTTATTTCCGATAACGATGTAAAAACTTTACTATCAGGTGCAGTACAAGGAGTTGGATCTCTTGGTAATACAAACTTTGCCTTTGTAACATCTGAAGATGGAACGCTTGGATCCAAAGATCTAAGATCTTTATTGCTTCAATCTTATCCAGATCTTATAGAAGAATCAAATAGATCCGCGTTGTCTGAATTAAGTTCAATTTTGAAAACACCAAATCTTTCTGCTGTAAATTTTGATATTACACAAAGAATTCGTGTTATTAACGAACAAACTTTTAACACAAAAGATGATAAAATAAATGATCGTATTAATACAATTAGAACAAGACTTCAGTTAAAAACAGGAACCACTCCTGTTTCAAAACAAGATCTTCTTCCAAATGATAAAAGTTTTGCAACAGCAGGAAGAAGCCAGCTTGATCTTTTAAATATTACAAATCAAATTGCTCAATTTCTTGGCGAACGCCATGGGTTGATTAAATTATTAACGAATGCGGTTAAAAATCTTGATCAGGGAGTTCAGTTAAATGACGACCCAGATCTTGCAAAGAATATTCTTTATCCAACAATTAATCAAAATTCATCTTTTCCAGAAATTCTTCAGCACATGATTGAAGATGAAAATTTTGATGATTTGGGAGAAGGTTCCGGCAAGCGTTATGTATTAACTGATGCACAAATTAAAAGCTTTTCAATTGATATGAATCCGCCTCCATTTACTGTTATCGAGGTGAATGGAGCTTTGGAAGCCGGTTTGGTTTCTGGACCATCTGGCTTGGAAATCGGACAATCTGGAAACGGAATTTCAACCGCAATTGCGGTTGACAATGATATGTGGAGAATGTATGGATTTCGTGGGTACAATGCCGTTTCTGTTCCATTTCTTTCAGACCCGGAAACTCAATGCGCGCCATATGCGGTTTGGTTGTTAAATCAAGCAAGAAAAAATATAATTCACGCTTCATTCAACCTTATTGGAAACGAATATTATCAACCTGGAGAAGTTTATTATTTTGAAGATCGAAATCTTTTATTTTATTGCGAATCTATCACGGATTCTTTTTCGTATGGGGGAGAGTATTCGACTTCAATGAATTGTACTTATGGTCATGCACCAGGAGAATTTATTCCAACCATGCTTGACATTATTGGAAAAGGTCTTTATACAAATAAATTTTCATCAAATCTTGCAAGACATGTAAGAAATTCTTCGATGCCAGGAGAAGAACATATTTCAATTCTCACAAATGAAAATGCAACAATTGATTCTGAAACTGGAGAATTTATTCCATCTACAGCAAATAACTCTCTTGAATCTTTAATTTCTGGTAAATTTGGAGAAATGAATCGTAAAAATTTATCAACCATTATAGCAATGGCTGGTGGTGTATTAAATTCATCTTCTACAACAAAAACTAAAATGGAGCTTCGTGTTTACCACGATTCACAGGCGGATCAGGGCTTATTAAATATTGCAAACGGAATAAAAGAATGGTTAGTTAATCCTTCCAAAGCAACACAAGGATTATCCGGAAAATCTTCTCTTCCAACATCTAATATTTCTTTTGGAATTGACGCAAATCTTGTTGAGATTATATTGATTGATCTTTCGAAACAATCTGAAAAAAGATCTCCTTCTTCTGCTGCTTGGAGTATGGCGCGCTCAATATCAAATACAGATGGAGCTGAGTCGGATGAATTGTTTACAAAGATAATTGATGTTTGGACGGTTTACCAGACCTCTCAAGAAATATCAACAACTTCAACATCAAAACAGAATTCAACGCCAACAAATGAAGCCGATATAGCTCAGCGTGATAAATATTCTAAACAATTTGTTGAAAGATTAAATCAGAAGGGCAAATGACATTTAGAACAGGATCTCAAACAGGAGTAGATAGAAGAGCCACTATTCTTAAATATGCTAACGGAATTGTTTCCGTTAGAATTGATGAAATTGGAATTGCTCAAGATAAATTGGAATTGCAAGTACCAATTCCGGCGTCTTGGATTAATCGTTTTGGAGAAATATTTGCAAAATACCCTTCTGTTGGAGATTCGGTTCTTATTCGACAGATTCAAGGTGGAGCGTGGATAATTTCTTCTTATTATCCTTCGGATGGTTCTTTTTCTGGAACTTTATTTTCATCCGATATGATGGATGACTTTAAACCAGGAAGAATTCTTGCTCAAGTTAAAAATAAGATTAAATTATTTTTGGATCCTCAAATTGGAATAAAAATTGGAGATTCGTCTCATTCGGTTCACATAGATCCATTAAATAAAATCTATAGTAATAATCTTCCTTCTAATTATTTATTTTCAAATGCATCAAGGCAAATTGATGGAGTTGTTAAAAGAGACCTGGCTGATAATTCAAATAGAGCTTTGGTTGATTCAACATTAGAATCTCACCAATACGACAAGTCTCTGATTTCAATTGGTTTAGATCCTACGGCAAAAGTTTCTCTTTCAACTTCTGGTCTTCAAACAAGAAATCCATCATTTGTTGAATCAAGAAAAGTAATTTATGAGTTTGCAAATGATTTTGGTTTTGAAACTGATGAAAAAGAATTTGAAAAATATTCAAGCAAAAAGAATTCATATTTAAATGATAATAAATTTGAAATGCGCCCAAATGTATTTGGATTAAGTCTTGAATATCCAAATCATTTAATTGAAGAAATCAAAGGAACAGGAATTGATTCTTTTGGAAATATTCTTGATATTAATCGATCGGTTCTTCCAATTGGAAAAATGGACAATTTGTCATTGTCACAATCAACGGACAAAGGGAAAACATTTCTTGCAATCCGAGAAGAGGAAAGAAAAAGTCTTGCGTATCATTTCGAAATCAACTCAAGAAAAACAAAAAATCCAGACATTTCATTAAAAAATGATTATCAACGAGACAATAGTAGAACATTTTTTGATATTGACAAAGAAGGAACGTTCAAAATAAACATTGCAGCTTCTTCTGAGGTTGGGAACGTTCATTTATTAACACGTTATACGAATTATTCAAATCTTCTTTCAAAAGAAAATTCAGATGTTGATCCTAAAAGTTTTGTTCGATCGGAGAGTGGGCAGGATATTTTTCTCTCTTCTTTTTCAACACCAGGAGGAATTAAGCTAAGCGGAGAAAAAAGCCTCGATGGATATCAGTCTCCAATAGATCGTTTTACAGAAAAACCAATTCAATTAAATACAGCCTATCATGATATTACAAAAACTTGTAATGAATTTCTTGAGACTGCAAATTGGATAAAAGCAGGAATGAAACTTGTTGATTTTCATCCAACAAATCGTCTAAATACGGTTGTGAAACCAATCAAACAAATTATTTCGCCTGAAATTAAAGTAAATGGTGAAAATGCAAATGCTGGTGGAAGAAGCGGAATGATTAATCTTGATGGATTTATTGCTTTAAACATCGGAGCCAATACAATCGATCGACAAAGTCTTTGGTTTGATTGCGCCGGAGGAATTGTTTCAAACGTTGGAAGAGATCGAAACGGAATATCTTATGCTGGAAATTATGACGGAGATGTATTAATTCAAGTTGGAGGAAATGGAATTGATTCTTCTTTAGATTCAAGGTTCGAAAATGAATCGGCAACATATCGAAATGGAACCATTGAAATAAGATTGATCGCAAATGGTCAGTTATATATTTTCCGAATGGCCTCAGAGGGTATATCTCTTGTTAGTCCGGGCAGAATTGATATTGTGGCGAATCAAGGAATTTCTTTAAAAACAAATGGAATTCTTGCATTAGATGCAGAAGAAATTATGTGTTATCCATCAAGCAGCAAAAGACTTATTAATCGTATGCCACCAACAACAATTGGATAATTTAGAATAAGATAAAACATGACTTGTACAGCGAATGACAACTCTCTTGACCCACCAAAAACCACACCAATTCAGGTGCCTGGGTTTGGACAAATCAGCTCTCCAATTCAGATTCCTATTTCTGAATTAAATTTGCCAACTGAAATTATAGAGGATATTGTTGGCCTTGTTAACAAACTTGGCTTGCAGCTTCCTTCTGGTTTATTAAAGCCAAACCCTGATAACCTAATGAAAACGGTCATGTCGGCATTTCGTTCTTTAGTAGATCAATTTGCGCCATTTCTAAGTTTTTATAATTTTGCAATGGCTGCTTTTAATTTGTTCAAATGTATTATTGAAATTCTTTGTGCTATTCCCGATCCTTTTGCGATCGCTTTCAAGTTGAAAAAATTATTTTCGGAATGTCTTCCGCCTTTCATGGCATTATTTCCGGCAACCGCATTGGTTGCAATGATTGTTTCATTAATGCTTCTTATTCTTGCTTTAATTGAATATATAATTGCAACAATTATTGCTGTTATTGAAGACCTTATTAAAAATCTTGATGTCCTTTCGAAAGCAACAGAACTTAATGATGCCGAATCTGCCTTGGCTGCCGCGCAAAAAATTGCAGCCCTTCTTTGCTCAATCCAAAACATTCTTGCCGTTTTAATTGCTTTTGCTGCAATCATTTCCGTTATCGAAACGTTGGCAAAAATTGCAAGCGGAACAATTTGCGCGGATGGAGATGATTGCTGCACTGAAAATATTTGTCCTCCATTTATTAAAACAACACCCAATGGAATTGAGGTAAAATTTGGTAAACTTATTTATTTCAAACAGGTCGGTGTTGATGTTGCCTCTGCGTTATCTCTTCCTCCAGAAATTGCCGCAACATTAAGTTTTCCACCAATTCGGGCGGAGCGTTGGCAAATTTATGATAAGATTGGAAATGCTTCTTTTCCAATATCTTCCATTATCACTCCAATTTCTGGAAATATATTTTGGCCTGATCTTCCAGATTTTAATTCAACACTTTCACTAAGAAAAGCACCATATACAGTTGATTTATCTATAACTTTAAATCCAAAAGATTTTGGCTTGACGGATGTCAAAGGATCAAGAAAATTTTTTATTAAAGACTGCGTTGTTGTTAGAAAACCGTATCTTGGAGTTTATTATTATTCAAATTTATTTCAACCAACTCCAATAACTGGAACTTTAAATGTCGAAGGTGGTTTGGTTTACGAAGAAGATGGTTCTTCGTATATGATTGGAGATTCTCAGGCATCTTTAAATACATTTCTTCATCAGGCCGATTCTTCGGCAACACAAGTTCCATCCTCTGATGACTCATTAGAATTTGATATCGAATTTACATGGAAACCAAATGCTGGAGCGCTTGCCGGATATCAGTTGACAACAGTTGGTTGTATGCCGGAAGTTAGTTTTGAAAAAGCTGCGCAAAATGCAATAATAATTGCAAATGGTATTGGTGCTGTGGTGGACAAACTTCCTCCAACCCCAACGGGAGAAAAAGTTATTTCAACAGGAACATTTCTTCCAAATATCCAAGGAACTCTTGACTGTACAAACAATGCAATTACTGAATTTAGAAAAAATGTTAGCAAGGAAACTGCGGCATTATTTCAAGCATCAATCGAAACTTGTTTAAATGATCTTAAAAATCAAACAACAGCAACATTATGCGCGGCTTTATTTGCTTCTGTTTCAATATTTAAAAGTACAGCGTCAGCAAGCCCAGCATTTCAATTTACATCAAGAACTGTGGAAATAAAAGTCATTTTAAATGATCAAAATGGAATTAATATTGGAACAAATATTCCCAAATATTGCGCAGATCAGCTTGCGTCAAAATTAACAGCAGAAACAACCCTTGGAACACATTCAAATTTTGTTTATGATGGAATCAATTCGTTCATTTCACAAATATCTTCCGAAGACGCAGGAGTTGGAACAATAACAGTTTTGTTTGATAAAAAAGTATTAAGCAAAATTATTCCCGGAGTTGTTGGTGGATCTCCCACAGTGATTGAAGAACAACTTCTTAACTATACGTTTGTTGATGCAGGAGTTTCTTCGCCAACAAGACGCGACGAGAAGGACAATAATTAAAATGCCTTTATCAAAAGAAGCATCTTTTCAAAATTCGGAAGATATTGATATTAACTCAACGGTTGAAGATTTATTTGATCGTTTTATCAAACCAATTGATTCAATCCGAAGCATATCAAAACCAATTGTTTCAAGTTCACAGCAAACAAACACGAACGATTTTACAAATCTTCAGGTTTCAAATACAGAAATATTTGAAAGTAGAACTTCTGCATTTTATAGGATGCTTGGTTTTCCAATTGTTGGAGGTGACGTATTTTACAATGCAGGATTTGATCCAAATTTTGCAAAAACTTCAGATAAGAAACAAAAAATCAAATCTGCGTTTTTACAAAATAATCAGCTTTATAATTTAATCCAGCAAAGAGAATTTTTATCTGTTGAAAATAAAAGAATATTTTTAAATCAAGATATAAAATCTTCGCTGTATTCTCTGTTAATTCGGTACATTCCTCCTTTCAAAATAATTTCAACAAAAGAACCGTTTGAAGTTGATTCTCAATTATTTACATTAACAGACAGAACAACAGAAATTAATTTAATTGCTGATTCGAATTCTTCATTAAAAGATTCGATTATTTCGGCCGGATCTGGTTTTGCTTCTGGTAAAAAGATATTAAAGCCATTTATCGTTGATCCAAAAGTTGATTCAACGGTGATGCCAACAGATCGTAATATCTGCGTTCCATTTCTTGTATCAAAAAATCAAACTCAAATTGAAAATAACATTTATTTAAATCGTCCAGGAATAGAGGCTATTTTACGTCAAAGATTAATGAGTTCAACAATTGATTCTTTGTTTTTGAAACAGGTTGAAAATATTATAAAACAAAAGAATCAACCGGGAATTGATATTGATTCTTTGTCATCATTTTCTTTGGTTGACACATTGCAGGCGTTATCTGAAGATAACAAAATAACTGATAAAACCAAAAATTCATTAAATGGGATAACGGATATTCAAGTTTCAACAATTAATAATTTAACAAAAATAATAAAATTCTTAATAAAAGAATTGATTTCATCAATTGAAATAATTGATCGCGCAATATATGAAATTTATTGGTTTCCAATTCCAAGCAAAGACGGACCAATAACTGGTCGTGTTGGATCAAAGCTCGGTTCTTTTGGATTAAATGGTTTAAATATTTCTTCTGTTGAACAAAAAATACTTGAATTGAAAATTAAAAAGTTAAATGCGGAAAGACAAATTACATCATTTCAAGATCTTGGAACATTTGCTTCGCCATTTGATTCGAATTCAATAACAGTGGAAGATGCAAAAAATTATTCATCTCAAATTGATGAGCTTGAAAATAAAAAGAATCGAATTTCAGATAATGCGTTTGATGCGTTGAAAAAAATTGAAATGATTGTTGGAGAAATTGCAGGAATTGGTTTGATTGATGTTTTATCAATATATTTGGTTCTTTGGAGCGTTGATATTAAAACTTTAATTCATTTTCTTGATGATGAGGCATTTGATCGAATGTATGTGTATAATTCCAGCTTTCAATCAACAAAAGAAATTTCAGAAAGAAAAGTTTCGGGATCTCAGATGAAAATATCTGAAGTATTAAAATCTTTTGAACAAT